GGTTGTGGGCCTCTTCAACCCACTTGACCTTGCCGTCGGCCCCGACGCACTCAACACGATAAACACCGCCAGCCCGAGCTTTAGCAAAGGGGCGAGTGCCAGCAATCATGCCAGCGGTCACGGTGTCGGTGGATTTTGCCAATTCTTTGGACATGATTACTCCTTAAACAAGTCGAATTAAAGCAGAAGTCGCGGTGTTTGCGGGCATCTGCACGGTGAAAGTTGTCGTTGAAGTTTTGTCAGACCCGAAGTCCAACACGCAGACAGCGCCATTGTCACCCGGCGTATAGATCAGCGCACCACGAGCAGTGATGGCCCCCGTCCATGCTGGAGACGAAAAGTTGACGTACGTGGTGCTACCTGTTGCTGCGGCCTCACTTGCAATAGTAGCCGTCACTATTGCACCGCCTGCAACATAGTTGCCGCCCGATGCCTCACCCGTGGTGCTGTATGCCGTGGTTGTTTGATCCAGCGTGGCTGAGTTGGTGTACAGGGCCAGATAGAACGTATCAGTGGCGAAGTTGATCGTGCCGTTGGCCAGACCAGACCGCAGCGTGTTGCAGGAGTAGTTGCCTGTAAAGGCCATCACTGAACCCCGCTATTTTGCGGCAATGGTGCAAGCCGTGCCTGACCACTGCGGTACGCATCGCTGCGCTCCAGACCATCACCCAGACGCTTGGCAAGCATGAGCGCTTCTTTGTACTTGCCATCGTACAGCGCCATCATGTCTGCTTCACCCTTCATAAACGTATACGCCTCTACCAGCGAGCCATAAAGCAGCACAGTATCAAAGTTGTCGCCCAACCAAGTCTGACCATCAGCAGCTACCGTGATCGACTCGGGGTAATAATAGTAATGCAACTCAACACTGTACACCGCATCAGGTGTAGGACCAAGGATAAAAGACAAATCATCCGAAATCGTCACTCCGGATACCGTCGGGCCAAACAGCGCGTAGTACTTTGGAATAGCCGTGTCTGTGGGTTGCGGATACGCCTGACGAATGAAGTTCACATCCTTGTTGAGCAAATACTCGTATGCCCCAGTACCATCAATAACGGCCATCGAATATACGGCCAAGAAATCACCCGGACAAGACAGGTACTTATTGTTTGTCGTGGTGCTGCCTGTGACATTCTTGCGCAGTGATGGAAACTGAACCGTGTTGTAAATGCGCTGCTCTGCTTGTTGGACGAAGACAGGAATATTCGCCACGAACTCTTGTTCGTAGTTCTGGGTGTAATCCTGAATCGCAGCAGACAAAGCAGCGTAGTTCATGCCATCGGGCCTCTTGCCATCACGCCTTTAGTGGCTGCGCCGGTGCCACGAATCTTGATGCCGCTGGTTTTCACAGGCGGGTAATCTTGGCTGCGGGTGTTGGCGACATTTACGTTAGCCTTGCGCATCGTCTCTTTGGCAGGCTCCTCACCCACCACAACAGATGCGACCTTCTTGGGTACTTTGTAAGTTGCCATGTCAGCCTCCCTTGCGACCGGGGCTGCGCTGGTTCATGACCTTGGCCATGTTGCGCCCGTACTTGAGCATGTCGGCGTTGGTCTTGCCACCGGCCTTCATTTTGGTCAAGGGTTTGCCGGGGTGCATAGCCTTTTCGTGTTTATGCACGGCTTTTGCTGCGGTTTTCTTATCCTGAGCCAAGTCTTTCTTGTCCATAATCGACTCCTTATGTCGTTGCAGTTGTTACTGTACCAAGATTCACGGTCAAAACCAAGTTGTTTGGCGTCAGCGCTGCATCAAAAAAGCTTGAGCCACCAACCGGGTTCCAACCCCACTGAAAAACCCTACTACCCCCAGTAGCCGTGCCGTCCTCGTCTGGGTCTGTGCCACTGATGTTTGATATCTGCAACCCGCTGTTACCACCCAACCTGTACGTGATGTCTGGCCGGGGATTGCGCACCGCTTGCGGGTCTTCCACCGGGTACATGCCGAGCTGAAGCTGTGGATGGTCGGGGTCCCAGCAAGCCGCGCAAACCAGCATGTTCACGTTCTTGGTCTTGAGCGTGTAGGTCTTGAGTTCCTTGAGCTTGAAGCGAAAGTTACAGCGGTCACACTGCGCAATCGCATACTTGCCGGACGAAAAACGATTGGGCATTAGAACGCCCCAGCAATGTACTGCCTGCGCGGCACAAACCGTACAGCCGCTTTCTCGTGATCTTCCTGCGAAGCCAAGTCCCAAGCCTCATCGTACTGCTGTTTGAGGATTGGCAACCGCTCCAATGCCCCCGGCACCTTGAGCGCCATGTAGTACGACAGCCCAGCAGTCATGCAAGGGATGAACCGGAAGGGCACATCCATGACGTTGACACCACCACCGGCATCTTGCACCCGACGCATCCGCCAGTACACAAACTGGTACGTAGGATTGCCCACAGTGCCTTGATCTGGCGTGGGCCAGACGGTAATGCGTGGGACGTTGTTGATGTAGACGGCAGTGCCCACAGAGGGGGTTGTTTGCGTTGTGCCGTTCTGTGCCCGGAAGACGCCGCCAAGCTGCGTGCTGCTGTTGATCCAGCCGTAATAGATTGTCTCGGTGCCGATGTTTAGATAACCCAGCGTCGGCAAATTGGCGGTGGAGGATAGAGTGAGGGTCTGCGCCCCAGTGTCCGCACTTTGATAGGTGTAGCCGGTAGGCGACACTTGGCCGTCCAAACGCTGCACCCAGACTTGGATTGGGCGAGCTTGTGTCAGTTTGTTAGGGATCGTGGCGTAAGTAGAAACACTAATACGCGTGATGGTCAGGTCAGCCTGATTGGACTGCTGGTTGGGCTGGGTACGAATTACATGGTCGAGCAAATCAACCGTGTCGTTGGGCAGCGTATAGGTGTTAAGCCCCTGAATGAGCGGGATGGTGCCCTGCTCAAAGGTCCACATGTTGATGCCACGGTTAGCCCAGTCCGCGAACATCAGGTTCAGGGAACGCCGCGCCGTCTTGAGGTCGTAGCCCGTCCGCATCTCTGAGCCCACGCGCTCAAACGCCTCCTCGACGATCTCGGTCAGATCGAGGTTAAAGCCTGCTGCGCCTGATGTGGTTGCCATAGTTAGACCTTACCGCCTTTTTTCATGAAGTATGTGGGAAGTGCTGAAGTAAACCCACGGGCGTACGGCATATCCATTGACATGCGGGGCTGTAGCCTTGACCTCATTTGCTGCTCACGGGCGTCGAAGTCAGCGCGGGACATGTTTGGCTGTTTAACTTCTTGTGTTGGGGAAGCAAAGGCCCTGTTGTTGCGGTCAACATATTGCTCGTACGCCCCTTGCTGCGGCATCGCCATGCCACCCCTGCCGCCCAACAATGCCATAAGCCCTTGCAACCCCATCGGCTGTTGATACTGCTGCATCTGCTGCATCTGCTGCTGGCGGTACCGATCTTGGTACCCGCTCATCTTGCCTTGCAAGTCCTGCAACTGCTGGTACATGGGCGCTTTCTGCATGTACTCGTTCATCTGCCGGTTCAAGTCCTGCACCTGCGTCTGATACCCCTGAAACTCAGGGTCTTGCATGTACGACGGCTGCTGCGGCTGAAAGGGGTTCTGCATTGGCTGGGGTTGTTGCCCATAAAACCCACCAAAAGGCTGCTGATACTGGGGCTGCGCCGTGGTTGGCTTCTCTCGCCTGCCGTAATAACCCTTGGCTAAAGCATTTTGGTGTTCTTCCTCTCTAGTCATTGGTGGCCGGCGATATGGCTTGAACTGCTCGGGAGTGAGGGGAGTGAGCACAGAAGGAATGCTCTGGCTTTGCTGGGTTGGTTGCTGCATTGGCTGTTGCTGCGGTGCAGCAAAATTGGGCGTTTGCGTCTGCCCACCACTCATCCCACCGCCCGTATTCAACGGCGATTCGCCCCCGCCCATTGGAGTCTGCGATTGTCCTGTGCCGCCAGCCATTACCTAAACCTCGCGGTTTTTGCTGCCACCTTGGGTGGTTGCTTCACGAATTGTTTCCCCGCAGCTTTGCCAGCACGTTTTGCACGCGTTGTCGCAGCGTACTCAGCAGGGCTGAGAGCTTTGATCGCAGACTCTGGAAGATACCTCTCACCCGTGTCAGAAGAGCGTTTGCCACTTTTCGTCCTCCACTTTTGCGCGGTCCAATCCTTGAGTGACTGCTGCGGGTTTTTCATTTGTACCCACCACCCTTGGCCTTGTACTGCTTTGCCAGCAACTGCGCTTTCCGGGCCGACCATTGGCCTGCGCCCGTGCCCTGCACCGCCCGAGACTTGATGGACTCAAACAGCGACTTGCGCATACCGGGCTTTGTGTAAACGCCAGCCTGATTGACCTTTGACTTCCCGCCTTCTTTAAACCGTTTGGTCAATTTAACTCCGCCACCGGTGATGTCTCCCCGTGGAGACATACCTTTTGGCTTCATGGCCTGACCTTCAATATACGCTTCCAAATCAAGGTCTTTGCCCAAGTTCTTTCGCATCGTAAAGCGTCCGCCACCACCAGCACCCGATTCTCCAGACGCGCCCATAGCTCTTACGCTATAGTCAGTTTTTACAGGCTCAAAGCTTGTTTCTACTTTGCCACCTTCGGCGTACTGGTCAAAGTCGGTGTCATCCCGACGAGCCTTGCGTTTGGCTCCGGGCATCTTGGATGGGAGAATGGCTCCCATACCACGGCTGGGCATCATGGCTACACCATCTTCCCGCGAGTTTTACCGCGCTGGGCACAACCATCAGCACGTTTGGAAGCGGACACAACGCCGCCTTTTTTTGATGGCAAAGCCGTATTAGCAGGTGCAATAAGATATCTTTCTGATTCTTTGGCTCTTCTTTCGGCGTCCAGTGCCGCATCTGCTTCGTTTACATCCTCCGGCCTAACCCCCTCACCAACCGGCAGTTTTGAAAGTGCATACATCGCGCCCAAGCCGCCAAGCAGCTTGGAATAGTTCTTCGTTGATTTACGGGACATGACAACCCCCTATTAGCAGGTTCTGCCGCCGCTTTTCATGCCCAGAGGCTTGGAGCCAGACATCTTGACCATCGTGCCTTTGGTCTTGCCCTTGGTGGCCATACCATCTTTGCTGGGGGCGGCAGTTTTGACCGCACCCATCTTGGCGTTGGAGATACCGCCGCCAGCCATCTTCTTAGCCGGTGCGCCTTTTTTCTTGGCCATCATTGCCATAAAGCCTGCGTTCATTTTGGAAGCCATAGTGTCACCACCTTTTGAAAAAAACTCTTGCTTGCCTTGATTGGTTTTGGGCTTGTTGATGGCCTGTGCATCTGCACGGCTACCAGACCCAAACCGCCTTCCTTTGTCGGCTTTCATAAATTCAGCGCCGACAGACTGAGGAATTCCCGTCTTCTTTGCAAAAGCAGGATTGTTTGCAACCGCTGCCATCAAATTGTGTTGCTTCTTGCTAACCGAGGGCACTTCGTTGCTCCTTCATGAAGTCATCAATCTTCTTCTCAAGCCGGTCCAGCCGGTCCAAGACACGATTGATATCCGTATGAACCTCTTGCTTGGTCACATACTCTTTTGCAATCTCTTCCCGCGTGCGGTTTAGAAGAATCTGGATGCGCTTGATCTCGTCCGTTGACAGCTTGACCCAGAAGAGGATCAGGGCTGAGACGAAAGAAAGTGCGGCGTTCCACAGCGAGATGTCCATGTCAGCAATTCCACGCTCTCAGACTTTTGTTGATGCGGCTGTTCGGGTCTTTTTTGGCCTTCTCGCCGGTCAACTTGGCTTTCATCCCAGACATCCGGGCGCAGAAAGAGTCGCGCCTGCTGCCGCCCTCTGGTTGAGGAGGCTTGAGTCCCGGCTTGCCGGGATTGGCTTTGTTGTAGGACGCCCGCCCCTTGGCGTTCAAGCCGCCCTTGGGGTTCTTGCCTTCCTTGCGAGTCCATGCTGCGGTCTTAGCCATAAACAATTGTCACGCCTGTGATGTTGGTCACATCAACGTAAACGCCTGTGGTAAACAAGATACCTTCGCCGGGAATTGGCAGAAGAAACGTGTTTGCTGTGCCTGCGGGGGTGTCCACATCAAGCAGCAAAGGGCCCGTGTTGTCCGTTCCGTCGTAGAACTTGACTGATCCCGCACTCGCCCCTGCAAGGCCATAAACGGTCTTTACACGAGTACGGGAAGCAACTGCCTGCCCGTCTGCCGTAAGTCGCGTCGACTTAACGTCATATTGCATCGTCATGATGCGCTCCTATTAGGCAGCAACTGCGCCATTGAGAGCAACAATAGCCCAGCCTGCGCTGGTGTAAACCAACATGGCGGACTCGCCCACTCCAGTAAAAGTGATGGTCGTAAACCCAATCTTGGTGGTGGGAGTCAACACAGCCGAACCGCCATCCACGGCATGGGTGATGATCTTAACTTCACCAAGAGTGCCATTTGCCAACGTCAGCGCTTGTGCCGCGCCAGTAGTGGTCAGGTTGGTGTATGCGTTGGTGATGTCAACAGCACCTGCGCCAGACAGACTTTGAGCACTCAGAACAACGTCGGTGCCAAAAGAAGCGTTGGTGGTTACAGCCCCCGTAGAGCTGTCAACAGTAATGGATTGAAAGCCGTTTTGCGACCGAACCGGGCCGCTGAAGGTGGTGTTTGCCATTTGATCCTCACAAGCGAGTTGAGGCGCTGCTGTCTGCATGTCGTCGACCCCGGAGCCGTCAGCAGCACCGGACGATCCGGGCTTGAAGTCAATATATCACT